TCCTGAGATTGTTAGATTGAAGAGAACAACGCCTGAGATTACTTGGCTACAGGAGTATGCTGCTGAGTTTACAGCCTACGAGGGTAAAATCTACACTGAGTTCAATCCGAAGGTTCATGTTGAAGAGTTTGAGTACAACCCTGCATACCGTAACTATCTAGCATTCGACTACGGCTTTGCAGATCCTTTCGTCTGCCTTGATATTATGGTCGATGCTATGGATAACGTCTACGTTTGGCGAGAGTACCAAGTAACGTCAATGAGTACCTGGGAACACGGTCGTGTTATCCGTAACCGAACGAATCCCGAAGGTTATCACATTGACGGGATGTTTGGTGATCCTCGCGGGCCGGACGAAGCTGCGACTCTTGCAATGGTCCTCGGCCCTGTGGTTAGTGAGCCTGTTGGGTGGAAGTTGGGAATTGAGGCTGTTAAGTCGAAGATGATGATTCAGCCCGATGGTTCTACTAAGTTCAAAGTGCATCCTAGGTGTAAAGACCTGATTAGACAGTTGGAACGCTTGCACTTTAGGGAGAGTAAGAATGATAAGAACAATCAGACAGCGAGGGGACTAGAACAACAGCACGACTTTGACGATCATGGTCCAGATGCATTAAGGTACTTCTTTAATCATATGTTCGTTCTTGGTACAGGGCCACGCCTTAGCGACATCTATAGTGCCGCTGATCGCAGGAGTGAGGCATACGATTTCTTTACCCAAAATGAGCCAATTACGAGGGATGTAGCAAATTGGGGCTAAGAGAAACATTCGGGCTTAGTCAAGGAAGAGTCCCTTTTGCGGACTATGAGACTATTCGGGCACTTGCCGATGATCTTGGCATTGCTATGGCAGACCCCGATCCTCGTAGACGAGAAACAGGCACCAGTTATAGCACTAAGGACAAAGGTGCTATTCCTGTAGACCAGGGCGCTTTGATCGAGCAAGGCTCTGGTCGTACTCCTGCTCTAAGAGACGTAGTTCCGGCTCTTGCAAACAGGACGCAGGCTCTCAAGACTTATGATCTAATGGCAAGTAATGATGCTGCGTGTGATGTTTCACTTCGCGCAGGTAAAATGCCAATCGTAGGTGCCGACTTCTTTGTAGAACCCTGGGACAGTAAGCCTGAAAACAGGGTTATTCAAGAGTTCGTAGACTTCAATATTCTCTGTTCTCAGACTTCTCCCTTCCTCAACGTACTAAATGACCTACTCCGCATGATGGAGCATGGTTTTGAGGTAGGAGAGAAAGTCTTTGAAGAACGAGAATGGGCAAGTAGTGGTGGGGCTAACCGCAGAGTATACACCATGTTAAGGAAGATCGCTCCGCGTCTAGCCACTACGATCAAAGACTTTGAATACGACGACAATGGTGGCCCTGTGGGGGTTATCCATAACGCAATCCGCGCCGATGGTAAGCCAGAAGAAGTGAAGATCCCTGTTAGCAAGCTTATCATCGGTACGCACAATAAGCGTGGTGGCAACCTAGAGGGTAAGTCCCTCTTCCGCACAGCTTATAAGCATTGGTACTTCAAGGATCAGCTTTACAAGATTGACGGTATTCAGAAGGAACGTCATGGTATGGGCTATCCGATCGTAGAACTACCGCCCACAGCCAATACTGCTGATATCCAGTCGGCCCTCACTCTTGTTAATAACATCAGAACGAATGAAAAAGCAGGTGCAGTACTTCCTGCTGGTTGGGTACTGCGATTTGCAGATATGCCTGGTCAGCCAGTAGACGTCATGCGTTCCATTGAACACCACAATGGAATGATTATGATGAACGTTATGGTTCAGTTCCTTCTTATGGGAATTTCAGAAGGTGGAGGTAGAGCAACAGCAGGATCACATCAGGACATGTTCACAAAGAGCTTGCGCTACATGGCAAACCTCATCTGTGATATGTTCAACCTGTTTGTGATTCCTCAGCTTGTAGCCTACAACTTCGCAACAGACCAATTCCCGCAACTGAAAGTAAGGAACATTGGAGAAACGAAGGATCTTCAACAGTGGGCCTCAGCACTCGCTAACCTTGCCGCACAGAATCTTATCACACTTGACATCGAAACAGAAAATTGGGTTCGCTCAAAGATTGACTCTCCGCTCAAGTTGGGTACGAGACAAACACCTGAGAATAACGCAAGCGCCACAGGTAAGGGACAAGCCGAAGGTAGTAGTGAGAAGAAGGGCGATGTAGAAGCTGGTAAAGGTGATGCTGGTAACACAGGAGCGCCTACAGATGATAGTGATACATAAATGCTAATTACATTCAACAACGAGAAGTTCTATAGCGAAGATACAGTACGCGCTATGTTAAGGGCCGCAGATCCCTTTAGCGATGTAGAACTCATCATTGCGGAGCATACACCCAAATTGAATCTAAGTGGCCTTCGCCCCGAACAGGAAAAAGTTGCTCAGGGTATGGTTCTGGCTAATTCTCAATTTACGGTTAGCGCATGAAAGACTACGGACAGATCGTAAGTAAGCTTCAAGATACGCCTTGGCTCATTACAGAAGGTGGCCTGCGAACGATCCTACAAATCGTAGAGAGTCATCTAAGTGGCAGCCTTTCAATTGAAGAGATTAGGGCCAAGACCGCCAATGGCGAACGCAATAGAGGTAGTATTCCTTCACAGCAAGGTAGTGTTGGAGTTCTTCCTTTACATGGCCCTATTTTCCCTCGCGCCAACCTAATGACAGAACTATCAGGTGCGACGTCTATGGAGCAGTGGTCGCAGGACTTCCGCGCATTGCTCAATAATGACCGCGTTGATAGCATCTTGCTAGATGTCGATAGTCCTGGTGGTTCAGCTTCAATGATCGAAGAAATGGCTAACGAGATTTTTGCGGCAAGAGACGTTAAGCCAGTCTATTCGGTTGCTAACGGTATGGCTGCAAGTGCGGCGTACTATCTAGCAAGTCAGGCTTCGGAAATGTACGTTACAGATAGCGGCATCGTAGGCTCAATTGGTACGTACATGGTGCATACTGATATGAGCGAACTAAAGGAGAAGGCAGGAGTTACTGAAACGGTCATTAAGGAAGGTCGTTTCAAGGCTGCTCTAATTGAGCCACTTACTGCTGAAAGCCATGCCCATCTACAGGGGATGGTTACACAGTTTAACGACATGTTCCTGCAAGCTGTTGCAAGAGGCAGAGGAACTACCGTAGAAGATGTTGTTGCAAATTACGGAGAAGGAGGCGTAGTTAGCGCGAAACAGGCTCTTGAATCAAACATGGTTGACGGCATTCGCACTTACGATGAAATTCTAAGTGCAATGTTAGATGGTGGTGGCACAGTTACAGAAACTAAGTCAAACGGAGGTTCAGGATTTAGCCTTCGCGCTAGTCTCGATAAAGAGAAAGAGCACTCGGAGCCAGGTACAGGTGTAGGTGGCGAACCTGTATACACTCCACAGCCTGATGAACAAGAAGATAAATTCAAGAAAGGCGAGCGATTACAAAGACCACCGAATATTCCGGAGTTGGAGGATAAGGCAATGGATCGTAATTTCCTAGAAGCACAGGCTACGAAGCTAGGGATTGATTTCAAGGATCTTAGCGACACTGATCTTGCCACCAAGATCAATGAGACTCTTGACGCCAAGCTAGAGCTAGTTTCAGAACTTGAAGTAGCAACAAAGGAAGCACAGAAGAAGGTAGCTTTCGCAGAAGCATATCCAGAAGAGGCAGCTAGACTTGCAAAGCTAGAGGCAGGAGAGCATCTACATGAAGCTACATCTTTTGCCAACCGTCTTGCAGACTTTAAGGTTACCGAAGGAGAAGGTGAAGATGCAAGAGAGACAAGCTTCCGTCTCTCTTCACTTGCCCAGGAGGAAGTCAAGCAGGCGCACGTAAAGCTGTCTCAAGGTAATCTAGTACATGCTGATCTAGAGACACTAATCAAGACAGTTGCAACTGGTGGTGTTGAACAGGGTGAGCGTGGTTCTTCGCGCGAGAACGAAGATAACGACATCGTAATTCCTGCGAAGCGCAAGGACATTCGGCAGAAGTACGCAGATACGGTGGCACAGCTAATGACCGAAGATAAGCTAGATCGTAAAACTGCTATTCAGGAAGTTGCCAAGCGGCATCCTGAACTAGCCGAAGCGTACGTAACGTCATAAGGGGGTGACAGCTAAACATGGCAACTGGTAACTTTATTCAGGACAAGGGGTACGACGCTGCGGTTGCAATTACGAAGTTCCGCGCAGTTAAGTTCTCCGCAGAAGAAGTTGTTACTCCCGTAACAGCCGCAACAGATGTTGCATGTGGTGTAGCACAGGTTGGAGTAACTGCTGCTGAAATTCTAAAGGGTAAGGGTGTTCTAGTACGACGCATGGGTGCAACAGAAATGGAATGTTCGGCTGCAATTGCAGTAGGGCAGCTTGTTTCAATGGCTGCTGACGGACGTTGTAAGCCTGCTGTTGCAACAGAACGTGTAATTGGCGTGTGTGATGAAGCTACTGCTGCTGCTGGTGAGCGAGCAAGAGTCACACTTAACCTACCTGGCAACATTCTAGCATAAGAGGGGGTGAATGACTAACAATGTATGATCCCGGTACACTATACAGTGACCCGCTACTAACCAGTTTCTCCATTGGTTATCGACCACAGAATCTTCATGGTCAGCGGCTCATGCCGTTTGTCGAAGTAACTTCACCCTCTGGACGTTATCGTGTATTCGATCGTTCACACTGGTTGATGCATCCTGATCTTCGTGTTCCTGGCGCAGTTGCCAACGAAATCAGTGGCCGTAAGTGGAGCGAAGATACATACAAGACCAAGGAGCATTCGCTACAGGCTCCTGTCTACGATGAAGAGGATCAGTTCCTTAATTCGCAGGGTGGTCTTGCAAACGATGCATTCGGCGGGCCAATTCAGATTGACCCGATGGAAGATGCAACAGAAGCAGTTACTACTTCTATTCTGCTTCGGCATGAGAAGCTAGTAGCTGACACTGTACGCAACACTGCACTTTATCCTGTGGGCAACACCATTACTCTAGGTGCTGCCGATCAGTGGGATAACTACGCAGGTGCAACTTCCAATCCGATTGACGTTCTTCGTGCAGCAGTAGCAAAGATCACTGGTCTAATTGGTGTTCCGCCTAACCGCATGGCACTTCCGCGCATGGCTGCACCTTGGCTAGAAAACCATCCCGACATCGTAGCTCGTTTCATTAACTTCTCTCTACTCGATGCAGAAGCATGGCGCAAACTAATCGGGTTTGAGGGTGAAATCGTACTAGTCGATTCAAAGTACAACGCTGCTGACAACATCGACGCTGCCGAGGTAATTACCGATCTATGGGGTAAGGACGTTTGGCTCGGCTATGTCGAAGATGAACCTAACCTAGAAACGCTAACCTTCGGTAAGACGTTTGCAGTACGTTATCCCGATGGTACTATCGGCCCTGTCGATAGGTGGCGTGAAGAAGGCCGCAAGTCAGACCTAGTACGCAAGTCAATGAGATACGATGCTAAGGTAACATCGGGCATCGCTGGTTACATCATCAAGACGGCGTTTAGCGCCACGGCCTGGTAGAAAGGAGGATAAAGATAATGGCTGAAACAAAGAGTTGGTGGCTTTGGTCGAATTATCAAAACAGCGGCGAAACCGACACAGTACGTACTCCGAACGGTGGTGAGCGTAATGTCGTCCTAAGTCGCAATGTCCTCCCGGCCGGGACGAAGGTAACAAAGTCACAGCTAGAAGTAGATGATGCTGGTTGGGATGCACTTGTTGAAGGGGGCGTTGTTCGCAACTATCCATTCCCCGACGATATTCCTGCCGGTTCTACTGATAGCCCGGTTGTTCATCTACAGAAGAAGCTAGCAGCAGCAGCACAGTCAGAGGAAGAGAGACTCGTTGCAGAAGTACAGGGTGTTGTAACGAGTGAGGAAGGTCTAACTGAGGCTGTAGCTGAGGTAGATGGAGAAGAGAAGAAGAAGTAGTGGCTAACTCACTCGTACACGATAGCGACATTCAGGTACATCTACCAATCGACAAGTTCGATCTGGCAGATTGAACGAGTTATCAAGGGTCGCCTATCGGGTACGTTTGCGCCACTAACACTTGCTGGCTGGACGTCTCCCAATAGCACACCTGAGTACATTCGTGCTATTGGGGGTCGTCTAGCAGCAGCACTGCTTTACAGGCTTCGTCTTGCACAAGATGATCCGGACGATATTGACTACGCACGACGTAAGTATCGTGAAGCAATGGACATGCTGGAAATGGTAGCAACGGGTGCAGTTACGCTTGTAGAAGTAGCAGAGGTTGTAGATACAGGTAGACATCTAAGCGACGGTCATTTCAATACGCTGCCCGAACCAGTATTCACGATGGACTCACAGTTTTGAGTACAACCTATGTCACATACGAATGGGCAGAGCCAGATCCAGATATCATTGCTCAACAGCTAATTGTAGTTGCTAACGAGCTAGATGATCTAGCAGAACCTATGGCTTTAGCTGGTGAAATTACAAGACTAGATATTCAGGAGAATTTCAATACGCAATCTGACCCATCTGGCGCTCCATGGCAGCCTTGGGCAGATAGCTACGAACCTTGGGCATTAGCACACGGTGCTGGAAGGATTCTACATCTTGAAGGTGCTCTACAAGGATCAATCAATTCACCATCAGCTTTCGTTCCTACACACGAAGGTCTATTTCTAGATACTTCGGGATTGCCTGAGTATTGGGCTTGGCACAACTTTGGTGCATACGAGAGGACGACAAAGAGCAGAGGCGAAGATGTATTTGGAACTATCGGCGGTAGTGAAAATCCACTGCCCGAACGTCCATTCGTAGGAACAAGTCCGGAAGCAAGAGCTAAGATGGACGCAGTATTCGCTCTATGGTTTGAAGGTACTATTTCAATCGTAATGGGCGGAAGAGGATCAAAGTTGCGCGGCCCTGGTGGTAGATTCATGAAAATGCCTTAATGCCATACTTCACAGAACCTGAACAGCTTTTAGACTTTGTGTACGCACTATTCAATGACGATAAGGCGGCACTTGGCATTCAGTACGTTGGTTACTCTGATGAGAACATTCTGCCAAAGTACCCGGCTGTGGTGGTTTCAATCGGAGTACCCGTTCAACGAGAGCTATATGCCACTCGTACGTTCAGCCTAGAATTTCAGTTACAGGTAATTATTTACCACGCAAGAGTTACAGCTAGTCACAAGACACGGACAAAGGAGGATATGCAGATTGCCGCTAGAGTCAGGAACAAGCTGCATACAGACTACACGCTAGGCGGCGGTGTTATCTTTGGATTTGTCCGTTCTGAACGTCCGGGGGTTGTCGCCAATGCAAAAGGACAAGCCACGGTTTCGACAGTTATTACATGGTCTGGAAGTAGTAGAGCACCACTTTAACGGGAGGGGCAATGATCGAAGTAAAGATTGACCATCCAGAATTTCCAAAGGACATGGAATTTGATTTGGGTGGAATTCTTGCACTAAACGGCAAGGCAGTGAAGTTAGATGAGGATGCAGAGCTAGCTTTCGTTGCTAGGCATCGACAGTCCGTTAAGGACAAGTTGGCAAACAACGAGTACATCACAGTTTCAGGTACAGCTAAGTACGGGCCGTCAGAAGTAGAAAAGATGTTCCCTGAGCCTGACACTGAACAACCGGAACTAGACGACGTTGTAGCACCTGAGCCAATTTCAGTAGGGGGTGAAAGCTAAATATGGCAACAACGCCAGGACTAGGCGGTGGAGGCTCAGTCGGCCTTGCATTTGAAACTACGATGGGTACGTATATTGCTCCGACTATCTTCGTTCCGATCATCAGCGAGAGTCTAGAGTATACGGAAGATAAGTACCTATCTGAGCAGATTAGGCAGCAGAGCATCCACAGTGAAGCAAAGCCCTCCTACTACCATGTAGAGGGTGACATCGAAATGGAAGCTGATCCTAACTTCCTACCGTATTTCCTCTACGCAGGTAGACACATCATTACCAAAACCGCTGGCCCTCCGGCTGTTTACAAGTTCGTGCCGAGTAGTGCAGGTACAGCTAGTACAGCAGCAGGAGCAACAACTCCTAAGACCCTATCCATCACCGTAGTACGTAACGGTGAGGTATTCGGTTACGTCGGTTGTACGCTAGCAGGTTTTGAGTTTAGTGTCGATACTGATACAGGCGTACTGATGTGTACTGCCAACATCTTCGGGCTTGGTGAGGCTGTTCAGGCTGATCCAGCAGAAGCTTGGGTTGCACCACTACTCTTTGGTGCCGATGCACATAGGATCGTTCTCGATACCGCTGGTGCTGCTCCGACATTTGCCGGTGCAGTAGACGTTAACCACAATGGCCTTACTTTCGGGGTTAACTTCAATGCTGAGGCACAGAACAGAGTACGTGCTGATCGGTCAGCAAGCTACATCAGCTTCGGTATTACCGAAGGTACTGTATCTGCCGAGATTGACTTCCTAACTCGCGCAGACTACGATAACTTCAAGTCTACAAACAAGCGAGCCATTCGTATGGAATCGCTAATCGGTGGTGCGACGCTAGCACTTGCAACACATGGCGTCCGTCTACAGGCAAATAACTACTTCTTCGATTCCTATAGCATTCCGCTAGAAGGGATGGGTGATCTAATCACAGCAGATACAGAAGGTAGAATGCTTGGTATCGCCGGTGGCGATGCTTACGAGGTTCACGTTAAGTCAGCGGCAGCAATCACATAGGACTAAAAATGTGCTCCCTGTCTTGGCCGTAGGACAGGGAGCACAAACTACAGGAGGTAACAATGGCAGCTATTGCAATTAACACAGGTGAGATTCTTCATCGGGAGGAACTTTTCTATCCCGATTACAATCCTTCGACTAATTTCTTTTCAACGGTATTTGACCAGCCAGGAGTTGTAGGCGTAATTGGGAGCAAGGAGGCTATTGAAGAGACTTCCCGTCTAATGGAAAGTAGAGCACATCTACAGGAGTTGCGTATAGAGCTAGAACGCAGAGAACGACGACTACAGCGGTAGTACCACTACAGGAGAGAACAGGAGAGAGTGTTATGCCAGTTGGAACCGTAACATCAGAACCACAGCGTTTTGATCTAAAGTCGCTTCCGGGTAGTGCAGACGAAGAAGGCGGCTATATTCTTGCTCGACCGCTTCCTTAC